AAGGTAAACGATATCGTTCTGGTGATGAACTTGTCGATATGTTAAAAGATAATTTTATGGGTCAAGTTGGTATGAGAATTATGCAACGTCCACAAGGTGCATCTGTGTTCAAAGACGAAGATGGTAACTTTGACAAAGCTGCAATGGATGAGTTTATGGATAGAACTTACATAGAGAACATTTGGTATTTCAGTAAAGATAAGAACAAAGATATTTTTAGACATATCAAAAGAAGTACGTTAGAAAGTTTCTTCACATGATACATTTAGAAAGTTGTCTGGACACTTTGCAAAAAGATGTTAAGTATGATTATGTACTTACATCTCCACCAGATTATGCAGAACTAGGTATACCAGCACATACAAATGAATGGGAAGAATTTTTAGATAGTTGGGTATCACTATTAAAACCTACAAATAATTTAGTGACCATTTGTACCACTGATAGAAAAGGTGATGGTAGAATATATCCAAAACATATAAAGGTAATTAATGTATTTGAAAAGAACGGTTGGTTTTTAAGAAAAACTAATATATGGGTTAAGTCTTATAAAGTAAATATGTTTCGTATGAACTATATGCACATACTTACTTTCGCAAAGAAACCATTTAAATTAAAAAACCCACATATGGTGGATGTAATATTGGATGAAAAGTCAACTATAGTAGATGGTTTCAAATATGGTATGAGTCCACTAGTTTGTCGTATGATGATAGAAAATCATACAAATGAAAATGATGTAGTATATGACCCATTTATGGGAAGTGGTACTACTGCGATTGCAGCCTTAGAGGTTGATAGGAATTATCTTGGAAGCGAGATAAGTGAAGAGTATTACAAATTGTGTAAAAAAAGAATCGAAAGTGACTTGACTTTACGATAATTTTGTAGTACTATATAGTAGTGCTCGAAAGAGTATGTTAACCAGTGTTATGGTGAAAAATATGAGACTAATGGATGTTGGTTTCACGCTCCATCTCACATAAAAAGGAGAATCTTTATGATTACTTTAAAAGAGGCGTATGGAAGCGCCGATATTATAAAACTATTTCCAAAACCAGACTATACATTCATTTCCCCAAACATTGTTATCCATGATGCACAGTGGATAAAATTTGAAGATATCAATATTGATGATGAAGTTGGAAACATTGCCCGAGCTGACGGTCAAGATGCATCTCATGTCGAAGATTTGAAATATTCATTTAGTAACGGTGTTTTGGTAAATGAAGAACTTGGTGCAGTTGTGCGACAACCAGAAGGTTCACCTCAACCATATAAACTATTGTATGGTTATGGTAGAACACTATCTCAACAAGAGTTGGGTGCAGAAGGTTGGGCATTTAACTTAATTGATGCAAATCAAACTGAACAAGAAGATATTGCAAGTGCTGAGAATGAACCCAAAGCACCAAAGAAAAACAACCAAGAAAGAGATATTGTCAACATAAAATCTAGACAAGTGAAAGAGGGTAGAATTCCTAACAACGAGGATGATATCTACGCAAACTTGAAAAAAACATATCCATACCGAAAGAAAGAATCTCTGGATAGGATTGCTGCTGGTATCTTTGAAACAAATGCAACTCCAGTAAAATATGCATATTACACTGAAGCAAAAATTAAAAACTGGAGAAAAAACTATGCTTCTGTTTGGTTTGAGATTGACGGCAAATGGGATATTTCAAGACAGAGTTTTGGATATACATCAAAAATTGGTGGTCTTTACAGAACTGAACACAGAGCTAGAAGAAAGTATGCATCTAGTGGTTTCAAATCATATGTAAATGTATTTGCTGGTCAAGTAACAAAAGGTTCTACTTTGGAACAACAAAGAGTTTCTATCTTGAATGAATACATTCAACTAAGAGTTGATGCATATATGACTTATGGTAAAGATATAAAATTCTTTATACTAAATGGTTTTTTCCCACAAGCTCATGGGTCAGAAAACTGGAGTGACTTTATCTTGGTAGACCAAGTTGAACTTGAAAAGAAAGTAAAAGAGGCGATTAAAAACGCAAGAGATACTAGACTTAAATCAATGCAATCTGCCGCTTAAAAACAGAAAGGGGAGTTCGCTCCCCTTTTTGACTTGACTTTTAAAACTAAATAATGTATATTATACAAAATAGGAGATACAAATGGATGATAATTTATTAAAAGATTATCAAGAATTCGTTGATGAAGTATCCAGTGACGCAACTAAGAACATTGATGATTTTAGTGATGCAGTTGATATTGTAGAAGAACAAGGTGTAGAACCAACAAGGTTACTTACTGCATCTATCGGTCTATCTGGTGAAGTCGGTGAATTTAATGATATTGTAAAGAAGTGTTTCTTTCAAGGTAAAGAAATGGATGAGGATGTTGTCACTCATCTGAAGAGCGAATGTGGGGATATTTTGTGGTATCTTGCACAAGCTTGTATTGCACTTGATACTGATATTGAAGAACTTATAGATATTAACACAGCGAAACTTTCTGCTAGATATCCTGGCGGTTTTGATGAGTTTCGTTCTGACAACAGAGATGAGGATGATATTTAATGGATTTTTTGAAAGATATTGTAAAACAAGCTGGTAATGAATATGCTGGTTTGGTTGCAGATGGTGTAGAAGCAGGAGATGTAGATTCGTTTATTGACACTGGTTCTTATATTTTTAATGCACTGTTGAGTGGTTCTATTCATGGTGGATTACCAAGTAATAAAGTAACTTGTATTGCTGGTGAATCGGCAACTGGTAAAACATTTTTTGTAATGGGTATGGTTAAAAACTTTTTGGATGCAAACCCAGATGCTGGTGTTATTTACTTTGAAAGTGAAAGTGCGATTACTAAACAAATGGTAATTGATAGAGGTATTGACCCCAATCGTATGGTATTGTTTCCAGTAACTACTGTGCAAGAGTTTAGAACCCAATCACTCAAAGTACTAGAAAAGTATCTTGAACAAAATGAAGCAGATAGAAAACCTATTCTACTTTGTCTCGATTCACTTGGTATGTTATCTACAACTAAAGAAGTAGAAGATACCGCTGATGGTAAAGAAACTAGGGATATGACTCGTGCTCAAGTTCTCAAAGCTGCATTTCGTGTATTGACTTTGAAACTTGGTCGTGCTAAAGTTCCTATGGTGATTACTAATCATACCTATGATGTTGTGGGTTCAATGTTCCCACAAAAAGAAATGGGTGGTGGTTCTGGTTTGAAGTATGCAGCTTCTTCAATTATATACCTATCCAAGAAAAAAGAGAAGGATGGTACTGAGGTAATCGGTAACATTGTTCACTGTAAAAACCATAAGTCAAGATTGACTATTGAAAATAAGATGGTTGATGTTCGTTTGACTTACGATAAAGGTTTGGATAAATACTACGGACTACTTGACTTAGCATTAAAATATGGTATATTTAAAAACGTATCAACTCGTATTGAATTACCAGACGGTTCTAAGACTTTTGGTAAGACAATTAATAATAATCCAGAGAAGTTTTTCACTGAAGATATTATGGAACAGTTAGATAAATGTGCAGAGAAAGAGTTCAAGTATGGAAATAGAGAAGAAGTACAAGTTAGTCCAGAATAAAGATGCTAAGTGGCAAGGTATCGGTCTAACTAAAGAAGCTGGTTTCTATCAAGGTGTAGTCTATAAGTATGGTAGGGTTACACCACACGAAGAAGATGGTAAGTTACGATTAGAATTTGAATGGCAAATATTGGATTCAAATGGATTAGCAAAAGAACATTTTAATGATGATTTTTTTGACTTGATTGGTGACGTACTTTATGATATAATGGATAAACAATTGAAGGATGGAACACTACAATATGTCAACACAGACAATTGAGAGAACAACTCTCACACACTTAATTTATAATGAGGATTATACAAGAAAAGTCCTACCGTTTATAAAACCAGAGTATTTTGCAAACCGTAATGAAAGGGTTGTATTTGAAGAGATTGAAAAGTTTCTAGATAAGTACAATTCATTACCTACAAAAGAAACTCTAACTATCGGTATTGATAATCGTAAAGACATTAATGATGAAGACTATAAGAAAGTTGTGGATATCATTAGTACACTTGATAAGACTGAAGTGGACTTACAATGGTTACATGACGAAACCGAAAAGTTCTGCAAGGACAAAGCCATATACAACGCTGTTCTTGATGGAATAAGTATTATTGATGGGAAAGATAAGAATAGAACTCCAGAAGCTATTCCATCTATTCTTTCTGATGCACTTGCTGTATCATTTGACCTATCAGTAGGACACGACTATGTTGAAGATGGTTTGGATAGATATGAGTTCTATCACAAGAAAGAGGTAAAGATACCATTTGACTTGGACTACTTCAACAAAATTACGAAAGGTGGTTTACCACAAAAGACACTAAATATTGCACTTGCTGGAACTGGAGTTGGTAAGTCTTTGTTCATGTGTCACATGGCTGCGTCTACACTTATGCAAGGTAAGAATGTTCTGTACATCACACTAGAGATGGCAGAGGAACGAATTGCAGAACGTATTGATGCAAACTTAATGAATGTAACTATGGATGACTTACACTCACTCCCTAAAAAGATGTTTGAAAGTTATCTTACAAAGATAAACAAAAAGACAAATGGAAAGTTAATTGTCAAAGAATACCCAACTGCGTCTGCTCATGTTGGAAACTTTAGAAGTCTGATTAAGGAACTCGCACTCAAAAGAAGTTTCAAACCAGACATTATTTTTATTGACTATCTGAATATATGTGCGTCTTCAAGGTTTAAAGGAAATGCAAATGTTGGTTCATACTTTTATATTAAAGCGATTGCAGAAGAACTTAGAGGACTTGCCGTTGAAACAAACGTACCGATTATGTCAGCGACACAAACTACTAGAGGGGGGTTTGTCTCAAGCGACATTGGGTTGGAAGATACGTCAGAGAGTTTTGGTCTACCAGCTACGGCTGACCTTATGTTTGCTCTCATCTCTACAGAAGAACTTGAAGACCTCAATCAAATCTGTGTAAAACAGTTAAAGAACAGATATAATGACCCTACTATGAATAAAAGATTTATATTAGGTATTGACAGAGCGAAAATGAGACTGTATGATGTTGAACAAGAAGCACAACGAGACTTGGTAGATAGTGGACAAATCAATGAAGAGCCTGTATTCGACAACACTCCATTTGCTGGAAAGACTAGCAAATATGACAAATTTTCGGACATCAAGGTCTAAGGTAAAATATTACCATGACATTAATGTGAACACTAAAAAGTGGGAAGTGATTGAACTTCCTACCAGAAAGATTATTAAGGTTTACAATTTTGAAGATGATGCAGAACAAAAAGCAGATGTTCTGAATACAAATAAACCTTTTGGTGATTTCGGTTTTCCAAGTTTCTTAACGCATAAATAATACTACTATTATAGATGGGGTTTTTGGACAATGGAAGGTTTTAAAAAATATCTGAGAGAATTAACTGTATCTCCAGATTATCAAAGTAGAGGAACATTTAATCCGTTTTATGTTCTTGATATACCAGAAGATGATATTAGACCGTCAGTTGGTGACGGCACAATAAAGTACAAGAATGTTGATTCTGGCTCTGGTGAACTAATCAAAGATTATGGTGGTAAGTATCATTTCCAAGTTAATGTAAATGATGAAGATACTAATTATTATGTTATCACTACAAAATCAAAAGTAAAAGCACACTTTGGTCAAAGAACCAGAAAAGACTCAACTGCATCATCAAATGTGAATGAGTTTTTAACAGTATATTTTCTTCTTCATACAGACTACACAGACCCAAAAACTTTCCAATCAGAGATTGGTGGAAAGACAGGCAAAACTGGTGTTCTAAATGGTGAGGGTACAGATGTTACATATGAAGACCTTGTTGCACTAATAGACAAAGACGAAACTGCTGATAGAGATATTGAAATCGGATATCAAAATTCACTTGCAGTTAAATCTGATTTGTCTGGTACAATTGATAAAGTTTTTTGGGTGCCAAGAGGTAAACCAGATGGAGTTGGTGCAAAGAATCCATCTGATGTTATTATTAAATTATCTGATGGTAATTATGTTGGTTACTCTAATAAGATTGCATCTGGTACAGACGCAACACCAAAAATTAATACAAACATGACTGCGTTTTATTCTAAACTTGCAGACAGAAAACAATTACAAAATATTGAAAAAATGATTGATAATGCATGGAATGACGCAGCTTCAACTATTGATGTCACAACCCCAACTGCACACAAAGCAATAACTGCATTTAGTATTTCTGGTGAAGGATTTAGTGAAAGTTCTTCAAAAAGAGCGTTTGCAAATCTTGCTCGTGCGTTTCAAAAAGACAAATTAAAGTTCTATGCAGATGATTTTTACTATAAGTTTAGAAACAATTTAATATCTGCATTTTCCACATATATATCAGATTCAAGAAACATGATGTATCTTTTAAATACAGTTGGGTATTATACATATGATGACCCAGATGCAACACCTTGTCCATACAAACTTTTAATTGGTAGTGAAAAGGGTTCTACAATCAAAGATGTTTCTTCAGATGAAGAACAAAGACAAATATTCTTTACTAATAAATCTACAGAATTAACACAAGTTAGAACTTCTTATGATAAAAAAAGTCAAACTTTTAATCTTGCATTTGGATATAGACCATTAGGTAAAGTCATATCTGCACCAATTGTTTTAAGAACAAGAGCTGCTGGTGGTTGGTCTGGTAAAAGTTTATACATTACAACAAGTGGGTTTAAAGTGAAATGATTAATTTACTAGAGGGAAAAGAAGGTAAGAACCTACACTTAGAACATATAGAAGATGAGATATTAAACTTTGGTGTGCCTGGGGGTAGAGCTGCAATTAACTTTGTTCGTTCCCTAAGAGATATGCTTGCTGGAGAATCAAGGTCTTCAGTCAACATGACAGTCAAGTGGGATGGTGCGCCTGCAATATTCGCTGGTAAAGACCCAAGTGATGGTAAGTTTTTTGTTGCAAAGAAATCAGTATTCAACGCAACTCCAAAATTATACAAAACAGCCGCAGAGATTGATGAAGATGGTCTATCTGGTGCATTGAATACAAAGTTCAAAGTTGCACTAGAAGAGTTTTCTAAACTTGGTATCAAAGATGTTCTTCAAGGTGACTTGATGTTTACATCTGAAGATAAAGGTACAGAAAAAATTGATGGTAAGTCCTTCATCACATTCCAACCCAATACAATCGTATATGCAGTTGACCCTACATCTGATATTGGTAAAAGTATTAATAGTGCAAAAGTTGGTATTGTATGGCACACAACATATAAAGGTTCTACATTACAAGATATGAAAGCATCATTTGGTGCAGATATTTCTGGACTTACAAAATCAACTTCAGTGTGGATGGATGATGCAACTTATAAAGATGTATCTGGTAAAGCAACTATGACCACAAAAGAAACTGCTGAGGTTACTACACACTTATCAAACTGTGGTAAAACATTCCAAAGAATTAATGCACCTCTACTCAATAAGTTCTTGAGGTTACAAAATTCACTCACTGGTAAATTAGTTGGTGCGAGTTATAAAACATATAACAATACCAAGGTTCGTGCTGGTCAGGCTGTTAAAGACCCTAAAGGACACGCAAATGGTTATATTACTCATGTAGAGAATCATTTTCAAAAAGAGATTGAGAAACTAAAGACCCAGAAATCTAAGGATGTTCTGGAAACAAAGAAGAATGAATACGTTAGAGAATTTAAAAAGATATTACCCAATCTGCAACAAGTGACTGCATTTCAGATGCACCTTGTAAATGCAAAGATGGGGATTGTGAAAAAACTAAATAGTGTTAAAGGTTTAACAGATACCTTTATCAAGACTAGTAATGGATTTAAAGTGGTTAACCCAGAGGGTTATGTTGCAATTGATAGGGTTTCTGGTGACGCTGTGAAGTTAGTTGATAGAATGGAATTCAGTTTCAATAACTTTACTGCAATAAAGGCATGGGATAAATGAAAACTTTAAAAGAAATGTTGTGTGAGAAGGCACCAGTAAAACCTACTAAATCTCCAATGCAAAGACGTAAGGAGATGGGTAGAAGGATGAAACTTCTTGCAAAGAAATCTTCCACAAAACTCAAGAAAAAGAGAGCTCTTCTCCGTAAGAGAGATACTGCTTCTCTTATGAAATCAGCACAAAAACAAGCAAAAATGACGGTCATCAAGAAACAGTTGGGGCCTGAAGTTAACTATAATGAACTTCCAATACAAAAAAGAATTCAAATAGACCAGAAGATTACTGCTAAGAAAGCAAAAGTTATTCAAAAGATGACTAAGAAAATTTTAAGAAAATTAAAAGCAGGAGAAGGTGAGAGAGTTAAGAAAGCAAAACTCGCTCAAGCGGAGGATTGATATGAAAACATTTTCAGAAGCAAGAGGTGACACTGCTATATTTACATTTGGTAGATTTAATCCCCCAACAACTGGTCACGAAAAACTCATAGACGCACTTGCAAAACAACAAGGTAAGAACGCTGGTTCTTTAATGTATGTTTATCCATCACACTCTCAAGATGCAAAAAAGAATCCACTTCCTCATGCAAGGAAGATTGCATATATGAAAAAGATGTTTCGTAAGTATGCGAAAAACATTATCACAAGTAAATCAAAAAATGTATTTGATATTGCAGTAGAACTACACAATAAAGGACATAAAGCAGTCGTTATGGTTGTTGGTTCTGATAGAGTTGAAGAGTTTGATAGATTACTTAACACATATAATGGTGTTGATGGTAAACATGGATATTACGGTTTTGATGATATCAAAGTTGTATCTGCTGGTGACCGTGACCCAGACGCAGAAGGTGTAGAGGGAATGTCTGCATCTAAAATGAGAGCTGCAGCTGCCCAAGGTGATTTTGATTCTTTTCAACAAGGACTACCTAGAAACTTTGGTGATGGTAAAAAGTTATTTGATGATATTCGTAAGAATATGGGTGTACGAGAACAGAATTGGACAGACGAAGAAATCATGAGGGATGCATATATTCGTGGTGAAGTTTGGAACGTAGGAGATGTTGTCGAAACAAAACTAGGTGACGAAGGTACAATCATACGAAAAGGTACAAACTATGTCGTATTTGAGAATATGCAAAGAGTTTGGTTACATGACCTAGTTGAAGAACCAAAGAAGATTACAAAGACAAAACAAGCAAAAGGTGACGTTGCAGACGTTAAAGGTACACAACCAGCAAAGTATTATTCTAAAGATGCTGAGGGTGATGATATGTCTAAGTCTACTAAGATTGCTCGTGCAAGACATTTTGCAAAGGGTGGTTCAAGAGGTAAAGCTCCAGGCGATGCTAATGCAAAAACTAAACCATCTCAGTATACTAAAAAGTTTAAACAGATGTATGGTGAACAAGATAAAAAGAAAGAACCAGCAAAGTCTGACCAAGAAAAAGAAAGAGATGAATTTAAGAAACTGCAAAAGGATAAGAAGATTGCAGCTCTACAATTTCGTATGGCAAAAGATGCAGAGACAGTTGCAAAACTATCTGCAATGGAACGTAAACTTTCTGATGGTGAAAAAGATAAATTAAAAAAATTAGAAAAAGATATTGACAAGAAAGATTTTATTGATAGATATGGAAAAGAAGAAGGTGAATCAATCTACTATGCAACTCTAACTAAACTTGCAAAAGGTGAGAGTATAGAAGAAAAAGATAATCCTTGTTGGGATACACATAAACAAGTTGGTATGAAAAAGAAGAATGGTAAGATGGTGCCTAACTGCGTTCCAAAAGAATCTTATGAGATTGGTAAAGACTACGCACAACACACATTTAAGATTGACCCACATTCTGCACCACAGAATTTAGATGAAAAGATTGAAGGTCTTGTAAACAAATCTAAACAAACTGGTGTTCCATATTCTATACTCAAGAAGAGTTATGATAGAGGAATGGCCGCATGGAAGGGTGGACATAGACCAGGCGCTTCCCAACAACAGTGGGCATTTGCAAGAGTAAACTCTATGTTAACTGGTGGTAAAGCTGACCCAGACCTACAGAAACAAATTAAAGCTGGTGGATACAAAAAGAAGAAAAAGAAAGAAGAGTTTGATAACAATGTAAAAAGTGGACTAAGACCACATTCTTTTTCTGATACACCTAGTAGTAAAAAGATGCCCATCAATGCAAAGAAGAAAATTAAGAAATACGATATTGATGAGTGGTATGAAGATGATGAAACCATTATGCTATATCAAGGTAGATATGGTGATGAATGGTTGAAAAAACTAAATAATACATACGAAGCGATGTTATCAAAACTAGATGAAGAACCTTGTTGTGATGACTGTTCAGAACATTTTGACCATATTGTTGAGGCCGCAGAGTATCAAGGTAAGAAGGTCAAACTAAATGACCCCATTCGTACAAGTGAAAACCCTAAAAAGAAATTTAAGGTTTATGTAAAGAACGAAAAAGGTACAGTCGTTGTGGTTCGCTTTGGTGACCCAAATATGGGTATTAATCGTGATGACCCAGGCGCAAGAAAGAATTTTCGTGCGAGACATAATTGTGATGACCCAGGCCCTAAATGGAAGGCAAGATACTGGAGTTGTTATCAGTGGCGTGCTGGTGCAAAGGTAGATAACTAAAGGAAAAAGATATGAGTAAACATGGACAACCAATGAGTCAGACACTTGCACAAATGCATTTGAATGAATTAAAAATGAATGACCCAAAGTTAAACAAGATATTTGATAAACTTAAAAAGGGTGATAAAGTAAAACTTAAAACTAGTTCTACAATGAGTAAGGGTAGTGACTTTGTTGAGTACATTGTAAAATCAAAGAATGTAGTAAACAAAGGTAGAGTCGAAAAGATTACACTTGCAACTGTAGGAAATGAAAAAGCAGTTAAGAAGTTTCTTTACAGAAGAGATGGTAAGGTAACTTTTGCTATGGGTGATATGGCTGCATCTATTGATGATATCAAAGAAAAGTACTCTGTAATCAATCATGAGATTATTGAAGAGATTGAAGTAGAAGAACTTGATGAAGGTATGGCTTACAAGTTTGCCGCTGTAGATAAAAAAGGATTAGTTATTGGTTTTGCATCTAAGGAATCTGATGCAAAGGATATGGCAAGAAGAAACAAAGGTAGAGTTGTTACTCTAACAAAACCTCTTCCAGATAACAAGAAGAGTGACATGATGATTAATAGACCATTACCAGATGAGATGGATAAGTTTCCAACTAACACAAGTGCAACTCAAGGTAAACGTATGGAAGAAGATGAAATTGATGAAGGTAAGATGAAAGACCGTCTAATGAAGGCACAAGACCTCATGGGCCCATCTAAAAATAGAGAACAAGGTATCGAATTTGTGATGAAGGGTTTAAAGGTTTCAAAGAAAGAAGCAACTAAACTTGTTGATGCAGTTCTAGATATGATGATGAATAATGAAGTTGAAATTGATGAAGCATCTGCCCGTGATGATGCAATGAGAGCCATGGGTAGAGGTAGAAGAGTTGACCCAGCAGATGTAGATGAACCAAGTGCATCTGACGCTGATAAGAAATCTGCAATGAAAAATGTGATTATGCAGATGAGACAATCATTAGATTCTAAAGGTTCTAAACCTATTGAGTTTGAAGATGGTAAGAAACAAAAAGTAGACCCAAAGATTTTAACTTTACTTACTAAAGCTCATGACCAAATTCAAAAACCTAGAGACAAAGAACAGTTTGTTAAAATGATTTCTAAGTCTTATCGTGATATGTTAAAAGTATCAAAGATGGTTAGTAAACAACTTAGAATGGGTGAAGAGATTGTACTTGATGAAGGGTTCTCACCAAAAGAAATCAAGATGGCAATCGGTATTGCATCTGACCCAAGATACAAAGGTGGAAACTATACTGGTGCTTTCAAAGCGATTGAGAAAATTAAAAAAGGCCTTGCATCACATCCACAAGTTGCTGCTGTTCTTAAAAGACAGAATGAAAATTTAGATGAGAAGTATGATTTATATCACAAGACATTTTCAGATGCAATGCAACACGCATATGACTATGCAAAGAAGAAATTGGGTATTACTGTAGACCCAAAAGAAATTGACAGTAAAGTTGCAACCGGCCCAAAGAAACCATCTGAGGGTAAAACAAACAAATACAGACTCAAGGGTAAAGGTGGAAACCTACAAATCCAAGTTTACAATAAAGGTGGTTCAAAACCATTTGAGTTGAATATGTACAAAGAGGAGAATGAAATGACAAAATCATTAAAAGATACTATTGTGGAAATGTGGACTGACTCTATTACCGAAAAAGTTGAGTATGTAGAGTATAAGTTCAAAAACGAAAAAGATGCAAAAGCTGCTAAGGCATATTTTGATGGAATTCAACTAATGAGTTTTGAAGTAAATGATGATAATATTCGTGGTGGAGAACTTATGGTTGATGCTGGTAAAAAAGATATGACCAAATTTCATAAAGAAGTTATGAAAAAGTTCAGACCAAAAGTTATGACTCAAGAAGGGTTTGATAGTGATGCACAAAGAAAAGCTGCATTTGCAAGTGGATATAAAGAAAAAGGTAAAAAGAAAGACAAAGAAGAAGGTAATGAATTTTCTGGTAACCTTAACAAAGCAAGAAAAGATGGAAAGAAAACTTTCAAAGTTGGTGACAAAGAATATCCAGTGAAACCAGCAAAAAAAGAATCAGTAGAGAGATATCTTGAAACAAAGAAAAACTCTTTAAGAGATGCAGTTCTTCAAATGTGGGGTGAAGGTGTTAATGAAGAAGAAAAAGATAAAAAGACCTTGACAAAAGAGAAAAAAGATGGTAATGTAAAGAAGATGACAGATACTGGCAAAGAAATGACTCCAGTAGAAACATCTGTGAAGATGCCAAAAATTAAAGAAACTAAAAATAAGGTGTAAATGTGAAAAATCTATATAATGTATTGAACGAAGTCACAGAGGCAGTCGAAGATTTACCGACTATCTACTGTGACATGGATATGGTTCTTTGCGACTTTTTGAAAGGTGCAGAGGATGTATTGGGTGTTCCTTTTCCAAAAGCTGAGAAGGGAACTAAATGGCCTAAAATTTCTGCAAAGAAAGATTTCTGGGAAAGTTTAGAATGGATGCCTGGTGCAAAAAGAATGTGGTCTTTTATTGACAAATACGAATCACATATCTTGTCTGCATACTCTACTAAGGATGCAAACTCTAGAAAGGGTAAGTATAAATGGTTGAGTAAAAATGCAAAGTTGACAAAGAAAAGTAGAATTCATCTAGTTATGCGTGAGGATAAACAGAAATACGCAATGACAACGGATGGTAAACCTAACCTATTGATAGACGATTATATTAAAAATGTGAATGAATGGAAAGCAAAAGGTGGAATTGGAGTTCATCACACATCTCCTAGTGATACTATTGCACAATTGAAAAAGTTAGGTTTCAAATAAACATAAATAGAAATAGTATATACTAAACTAAGGAGAATTAAAATGAGCTCATGGAGTATGAATGATGGTTCTGCATTATCTGGTACTTACACTTTAACTAACGCAAGTGCAATCGTACAAGGTAATTCAAGCGCAGATACATCCGAAATTAAAGTGGGTGATATTGTCATTGATGACAACGGTGATAAAGTAAGGGTTGCTGATATCCAGCCTGCTAGAACTGTTGCAACATCTGCTGTCAATGCATCCAATGACCAAATTACAATTACAAACCACGGTTTTGTAGCAAACCAAGAAGTGCATTATAAAGCAAATGGTGGAACTGCAATCGCTGGTTTAACAGATGAAACAACTTTCTTTGTTAAGACAGTTGCAAGTGCAAACGCATTTACATTGTCTGCAACTGCTGGTGGTGCATTAATTGACATCACTGGAACTGGAAACAACGCACAGACCGTTTCTGGTACATCAACAAAAGCATTTACTGCTTCTGAAGCATTTGCAGAATCAACAAACAGTGGTTCATCTTGTACAGTAACAAGACCGCCTGCAAACTTTGCTGGTGCCGCCCCACATATTGATGCAAATATTTTGGGTATCACTGGTGGTGAGGCAGTAAGAGGTGTTGATAACATCACTACACTTCAAGTAGGTAATACATCTCTTGGTGGATTAACTACTATTGGTGGTAACACTTATAGTGGTTCTGCACCTTCAGTAACAGTTGCTGCTCCAACTGCAAGAACAGTTACAGCCGCTAAAGTTACAGTTGGTACTGACCAGATTGAGATTGCTAGTCATAATATCAGAACTGGTACATCTTTAACTTATACTTCAAATGGTACTAATATCACACATAGTGGTGGTACTCTTGCAGACGCAACTGAAGTATTTGCAATCAGAGTTGATGATGATAATATCAAAATTGCATCAAATCTTACAAACGCAGACGCTGGTACTGCACTTGACTTAACTGGTGCTGGTAATAACGCACAGACTTTCCAAGGTACTACTGCAACTGCAACTGCAACCACCTCTGGTGGTAAGGTAACTGGTTACACTATTACTAATGTAGGTTCTGACTATCAGTCTGCACCAAGTGTAACAGTCGCTGCTCCTGCTGGTTCTGGAAATCTAGACTTAACAGATTCAGCAGTATTAATTGTTGCTGATGATGAGATTGTTATCCCTTCTGCAATGTACGCTGTAATCTCAACTGGTGAAGCAGTTACATATGCACAAGGTGGTTCTGGTGCTCAGGCAGACCTTACTGACGGAACTGTTTACTTCTTAATTAAATCTGGAACTGCAAATAAAATTAGTCTTGCAACAACTTATGCAAACGCAGTTGCTGGAACTAAGATTACACTATCTGCTGTTGCATCTGGTGGTACTGCACATAAACTTACTGGTGGAACTGCAACTGCTACTGCAAGTCTTGGTTTAGGTCAAGATGGTGATAGTAACATTAGTGAAATCGCTCATGTAGGTTGGGTTAAGAAAACTGTAGGTACTGGTGGTCGTGCTGGTAGAGTTCACTATGAAACTCTAGTGGCCGCTTCAAGTATGTCTGGTGATGCAGAGGACGTTGCAACCCCAGATAGTTAATATATATAATATAATGTTTAAATAATGGAGATACATAATGCCTCAATTGACTGAGACTGAAATTAACATTCGTAAGCAAACACTGGAAAGTGACTTACAAAATGTGAAAGATAGTTTAAATAAACTTGATACAGAGAGAACAAATCTCGTTGCACAACACCATGCGATTAGTGGTGCTATTCAGCAATGTGATTTGTTTCTCACTGAATTAAAGGTGGTGCCAGTAGATACTGGCAGTAGCATTCCCAAAAATAAAAAGGGTTAATAGGAGAAAATAAATGGCTGATAAGAAAATTACTGCGTTAACAGACTTAGGTAATGCAATTGCATCTGAAGATTTACTTCATGTGATTGATGACCCATCTGGTACACCAGTAAACAAAAAGATTAGTATTGCAAACGTCTTTAATAATATTCCAACTTATCTTGGATTAGACGGTACTGCACAATCAATTACTGGAAGTACAAATGTTAACACAACTGCATCTATCACTTTACTAGATGGTGCAAGTTTTTCTTCAAGTGCAACTGGTACTCTTGCAGATGGTTCAAATGGACAAGTTAAAATTATACTTATGTCTACTGCACCTACAAGTTCAAGAAGTTACACTTTGACAGTTACAAGTTGGGGAACAACTGCAACTAACACGAACCAACTTATATTTAATGCACTTGGTGAGGCTGTTGTTTGTGTATTCACTAACAATAAATGGTATGTTGTTGCAAATCTGAACGCAACTATTGCCTAAGGAGATAAATTATGGTTGATAACATTGTATATGGTGCTGGTGGTATTCCTATGGTTAAACAACCCAATGAGGTGAAACCAGTGGAAAAATCTGCACCAGTAAAAGAAAAGAAACAATCTCTTCAAGAAATCTATGGTGATAATCAAAAAGATGGTTTTGATGAAGAGCATGGAGATGAAGAATGAAAACTTTTTTAGAGTATTCATCTGTCAAATCAACTGATGGTTCGCACATTGACGAAGATGGTAACTTAATGGATTTGTCTGATGATTCTGTTATTGAAAAACTTAACTCATTTGTGGGGTCTATTGGAATTAAAGAATATTTGAATCCAGAAGCCGCAGTAAATGAATTAAGACAAAAATTAATGCGAGTTGGAATTAACTTTGGTGATGTTCAATTTACTGGAGAAGAAGGAGAAATTTCTGTACCTCTTGTGAAACACGGTGGAGTTTACGGAAAAAATACTGATAGTGCCCCAGAAGAAGTAGTTAACGAAACTGAGAGTGGTAGAAGTATTAATTTTGTATTTGAGAAACTTCCAACTGGAACTCATAAGGTATTTGCACAAATTTCTTAAATGTTTGAAAAAATAACCAATGATAATGTATTATTATTTGCACTAAAACATTATGATAATCCACAGTGTGAAGGCGAAAAAGAGTTTTATGATGACATGAAACGATTTAAGTATATCAAGAGATTACTTAAAAAGTATAAAGTTGATGGTGTCATTAAAGAACGGTTATTGCTAAATCATATTATTATCTTAAATAATGTATTTGGGCCAGATGCGGCTTCTACCTTACTTCTATTTAAGATAGAACCAGAACATTGGTCACAGTTGAAATCATTTTTGGTATATTTAAATATGTTACCACCAAATGAATTACAAGAAATTAATGATGATGTGAGGATTACTGAAGTTTTAAGGAAACTATAATGGGAAGAGCGATAGATTTATTTGTTACCTACAGATTCATAAAGTTGTTGGTAACACCTTTTGAAAAACAAGAGGCATATAAACTTGGAGTTATTGATAAAGATGGTAATCGTATCTTAATTCCAGGCACCAATAAACCTACGATTCTCAATACAATCGCAGAGAAAAATTCGTACACCGTTCTCCACAAATTAGTTTTTAATATTAAAAAGTTATTCGCAAAAGTGCCTGGTTTGAGAACAAAACTAGGTAGTTATGCAGCCGCATTATTTTTATTAAAAGATACTTTCAAAGAAGATGTTGACCCAAAAATGTGGGAACAAGAATTCATGAAGTATCTCAAAGAAAATAATATTGAATTAGATAATACGATATCAGAAGAAGTTACACTAGATAATGGTCAATTACCAAAAGGTATCTATAAACTTATAACTGATATTACATTTGATGCAGAAGATGTTGACAGTCCAGATGCACTAGAAGGTGATGAGGTTCAAGTATTTGAACCAGTTGCACCTACGGACACAGTTTTGGGAGTAGAAATATTTCCAGTTATACATATACCAACACAAACTAAAATCTTTGTTAGTGCAGAGGATATAAAAGAAGTTGGAATAGAGGATTTAGAACTATGAGTGTAAAATTTAATGACATCATGAAAAAGTTTTACGAAGATGAGATGTTGGGTATTCAAACAGAAGATGCCCCAGCAAACTCTGTTGCAAGTGGTGGTGTAGATATGCCTGCTGATGCAGTTAGTAAAAAGAAACAAAAAGAAATGCAGAAGAAATCATATGATGGTCGTACTAAAGAAGCTCGTGCATTTATGAAAAGAATGTTAGAGTTAAAGTCAAAGAGAGAAAGTGCTTTTAGAAAATCTGTAAAAGAAGGTATGGATAACTTTGGTGAGGAATACCTTAATGAAGCAAACGTAGATGTTCTTAAAAAGATTGTTAAAGACAAACAAAACAATAAGATTAAATTAAAAGATGGAACAGTACGAGTTGATTTGTTCACTGCATCTGCATTAACTCAAGCTCTTGAAAAGGTAAGACCAGATACTAAGAAAAAGATGGAAGATATTATCAACAAGGGTGGGAAGGCACAATTCATGAAACTTGTTGGAGTTGTCTTTAAGTGATGCATGATACACGCATTTCTCTTGGTGTTTCTTTTAGGTGACGTACAACAAGGCGGTCAGCCTATGTATTTTCGTGGTATTGAAACTTGCAATTGGTATGCGAGTAAACTTGTAAAAAGATATGGAAATTATGGAAGTTCCTATCTAGTTCCTAAAGAACATAGAGCAACAGCTTATTGTAAACCAGTATATATAAATAGTAATACTAAAGGTCTTTATGACCACTAGGAGATACAATGAGTTATGAAGTTGACTATGTGAGTCATGGAAATATTAAACCAGTTGCGAATCTAAACGCAAAGGTTAAACGACTTGTTAAGAAAACAAAGAAGGTTGAGGAGAAACCAGAGTTTAGGTTTTTCCCCAGAAGCGCACACAAGCGCATTAAACTCCCCCCACCCACATTTAACCTCAAAGAAGAAGCAGATAAGGTTAAACAAATCATGGAAAGAAGAACTCCAGAAGATGAGGAGTCAATTCGTAATCATGATGAAAGTGCAGCTTATGCTGTTCATAGATATGTTGAAGAACATGGGTTAGAGTTTAAGGAAGATGAACTTAACGAAATCATAATGCAGTGTAAACCAACAATCAAATATTTTAAAGAGACATTTAATATTCCTAGACCACATGAAGTACACAAAGATATTGATGCAATTGGAAGAATGGATAGTACAACAAATAAAACATCAAGTTATCCATCTGGTCATGCAACACAAGGAATGTTAGTTGCGTTATATGCTGCTCAGAAATATCCACAACACAGAGATAACCTTATCAAAGCAGGAAAAGAAAGTGGATTAGGAAGAATTAAAGCAGGATTTCATTATATCCCAGATTATATTGCTGGAAACCTACTCGCAGAAAAATTGATGATGATTATCAATAGAGAG